TCACTCAATGATTCTGTAGCGGAGAAACAATGGTTGCTAGATACTACCGAGAAGTGGTGTCGTGACCGAGCAATTTACCTTGCTCTGATGGAATCAATTCATATTGCTGATGGTAATGATGGAAATAAGAATAGGGACGCAATTCCTGGTATTCTTTCCGATGCCTTAGCAGTATCATTTGATAATAACATTGGACACGACTATCTTCAGAATTATGAGGAGCGTTATGATTTCTATAACAGGAAGGAAGATAAAATTCCATTCGATTTGGAATATTTTAATAAGATTACTAAAGGAGGTCTTCCCAATAAAACTCTCAATATAATTTTAGCTGGAACTGGAGTTGGGAAAAGTTTGGCACTATGCCATTTTGCATCATCTGTTCTTATTCAAAGTAGAAATGTCTTGTATATTACTCTTGAAATGGCAGAAGAAAAAATTGCCGAAAGAATTGATGCAAACTTATTAAATGTTCCGATTCAACAATTAGTAGATCTTTCTAAATCATCTTTTGTAAATAAAGTAAATTCTATTGCAAAGAAAACGCAAGGTACACTTATCATTAAGGAGTATCCAACTGCATCTGCACACTCCGGACATTTCAAGGCACTCTTGAATGAACTTGCTCTTAAGAAATCATTTCGACCTGATATAATTTTCATTGATTATCTTAATATTTGTGCTTCTAGTAGGCACAAAGCAAATGGTTCGGTTAATTCTTATTCTTATATCAAATCAATTGCGGAAGAACTTCGTGGATTGGCAGTTGAGTTTAATGTTCCAATCGTGAGTGCTACACAAACTACCAGAAGCGGTTTTGGTTCATCTGATCCAGAATTAACTGATACTTCCGAATCCTTTGGTCTCCCTGCTACTGCTGATCTTATGTTTGCCCTTATTTCTACCGAAGAGTTGGAAGGATTGGGGCAGATTATGGTGAAGCAGTTGAAAAATAGATATTCTTCAACTGATATATATAAGAGGTTCGTTTTGGGTATTGATAGAGCAAAGATGAGACTTTATGATGTAGAGCAATCCGCTCAAAAAGATATTTTAGACTCTGGAAAAGAAGATGAATTTGCTTATTCCGATGAACCAAAAGTTAAAAAATCATTCGAAGGATTTAAATTCTGATGGGAATTATTTACTGTATTCATAATTTAACTACTAATAAAAAATACATAGGACAAACTGTAGAAAAATTACAGAGACGAGTTCTCCGTCATTTTAGGACAATTAATGAAACTAAAATTAGTAGAGCAATACAAAAATACGGTAAATATAATTTTGTTTATAGTATAGTTGAAGAAGTTGAAGATGTAAATCTATTAGATGTAAGAGAACAGTATTGGATTAAATTCTATGATACTGTTGAAAATGGTTTTAATATTAAAGAAGGTGGTAAGTGTGCTAGAGGATTTAAACAATCTCAAAGTTCTATAGAAAAAAGAAGACAGAAATTAATTGGAAAACCTTTAAGCGAAGAGCATAAACAAAAAATAAGTAAATCTCATACAGGTAAAATCCTTTCAAAAGAAACTGTTGATAAAATGATTGCTTATAGAACTGGAAGAAATCTTATTGAAAGTTGTAAGGAAAAAATTTCTAAAGCACATTCTAAAAACACTTATGAATTGAAAAATATTAATGGAACTATTTTAATTGTAAAAAATCTAGCAAAATTTTGCAGAGATAATAATTTTTCGCAAAGTTATTTTACGAGAATATTGAAAGGTGAAAGGAAATCTTATAAAGGATGGGATATTAAAATACTTGACAGCGGTCAAGAATCCGAGTATAATGATGAAGATCAGAAACCTAAAAAATCATTCGAAGGATTTAAATTTTAAATATGGCAACTATTGAACCTAATAAGTATATTGAATTTGTTCGTCAAACCACCAGTCCGGCAAGTAGTGAATACCCAAAACTTGTTGAACGTTTGAATGAACTGGAAGGACAAGGTGCTGATGTTTCTCGTCTGATGACTGCTGCATTTGGTATGAGTGCCGAGGCAGGTGAATTTACCGAAGTAGTCAAAAAGATTTTTCTTCAAGGAAAACCTTATACTGAAGAGAATGTCTTTCATATGAAGCGTGAACTTGGGGATCTGTGCTGGTATCTCGCACAAGCTTGCATCGCACTGGATATTACATTTGAGCAAGTTCTTGAAATGAACTATGAGAAACTGAGTGCTCGTTATCCGGCTGGTGCTTTTGATGTTTATCGTTCTGAAAACAGAAAAGACGGAGATGTGTAATAAATATTTCAAAAAATATGTCTATTCTTGGAAAAAGGACGGGGAGACCAATAAGTAGAATTCAATTTAATTCAATTCTCAAAAAATTTATAGTTTTCTTAAAAAGAGAACTAAGTTTGACTATTGATATTCCATATATTCTTATTGATGATGCTGATTTTTCAAAGAAAACCAGGGTATTTGGTATGATGAATAGTGATGGGATTATTTACGTTAGTATTATTAATCGTCATCCATTAGACATCTTAAGAACCGTTGCTCATGAGTTTGTTCATTATAAACAATCTATTAAACGTGTTGCAATGAACCCAAATCCTGGCAGTCCTTCAGAAAATGAAGCAAATGCAAAAGCAGGAGAAATTATGAGGAAGTATGGAAAACTTCATCCAGAATTATTTGATCTAATATCCATTAGATGATTTAATTCTTTTATTGGGGCGTTCGTATAACGGTTATTACTCTGGATTTGCATTCCAGCAATAAGGATTCAATTTCCTTACGCTCCATTCTATTATAAATAGAGAGTAGTAGAGTTGCTATTGTAAAATGGGCAAGAAAATTTATGATTGGTCTATAATATCTACTGATTATACTGCTGGATTAGGATATAGGGATTTGCATAAAAAATATGGTATTAGTGCTGGTGCCATAGCAAAGGCTAGAAGGAGGGGTGATATTGAATCGAGAACAATTAGTGAAGGTCTTAAAGTTCATTTTGAAAATAATCCAAAAGAACTATCTGATTTTGGAACACATAGAATTTGTAAATGTTGCAATCAAAATAAAGAAATACAAGACTTTAGAATAGCAAATAGGGGAAGGCAAAATTATTATAGGTGGATGTGCATTTCTTGCGAAAGAATTATTTTAGATGAGAGAAAAAACCAATATAAAGAAGAATATTTAAATTATAAAAAAACATTATCTTGCAATAGATGTGGAAATAATGATTATAGAGTGCTTCAATTTCACCACACAGATACAAATAAAGAATTTAATATTTCAACAAAATCTGGACAAAGAACACTCTCATCATTAATGAAAGAAATTAATAAATGTGAAGTTCTTTGTGCTAACTGTCATTTCATAGAACATTATGAGCAAAGAAACGAAATATGATATGACGCAAAATTTGGCATTAAGTGGACGATTTTTAAACTGGCACAAGGTGTGATGGCAGATCCAGTATTATGCACTATCATACTGGTATGACCACAAAACCTCAAATGAAAAACACACACCTCGAACATCCCGAAGATTCTATTCTGACTGGTGATCTGTCAGTACTGAATTGGTTTGTGACTCCTGGACACCTTTCTGTGAAGATTGATGGTGCTCCTGCGATTGTGTGGGGCACAAATCCTGCTACTGGAAAGTTTTTTGTTGGAACTAAATCAGTATTCAATAAGGTGAAAATCAAAATCAATCATTCGCATGAAGAGATTGATGTGAATCATGAAGGTAGAGTCGCAGACATTCTTCATGTTTGCTTTGATCACCTGCCTGTCACAGAGTCTATCTATCAGTGTGACCTTATTGGTTTTGGCGGTTCTGATACTTATTGTCCCAACATCATCACTTACAAGTTTTCTGAGGTAGTTACACAGAATATTATCATCGCACCTCACACTTGCTATTATGCTGAGAGTGATCTTCGTGATGCTGTGGCAATGCCTGACCGTGCAGTTTGGTATGATACTGAGTCAGTCAAGTTTGTGAAACCTGAAGCATCTATTGTGTCTGGTGTTGAGCATTTTGAAGACCTTGAAGAGATTTGTGAATTTGCTAAATGTATCTCTGGTGCTGTACAGTTTGCCACTCCCAAAGAGTCTGCTCAACTGAAAAAGGAACTAAATGCTTGTATTCGTGAAGATAGGGAAATTAATCCTGATGACTTCGAAAACAAGAATTTGATTAATTTCTGGAACTTGGTAAAGTCGATTAAAGAGGATGCTCTATACCTCTGCCGTAACAATGGACCAGAGGCATATATTGGGAGCGATCAAATTGATGCTGAAGGTTATGTGATGACGAATGACTTTGGCATGTTTAAATTGGTCAACCGTGAGGTGTTCTCTCACGCCAATTTTACAATACAAAAGAATTGGTAGTCATAAATATAAGTATATTTTATTAATTATGAATATTTTGATCCCGAAAAATTGGAATAGGAAATGAAAAGTTTTTCGAAATTTATAACCGAAGCAACCAGCAAAGCAGTTCAACAGGCAACTCGTATGGGTCTTGTTACTGATGGACATGGTGGATGGTACGAAAGAGGCACAGGAGAATTTTCTGCAAAAACCGTTCAGGGACAATTAAAGTTTTACAATAAACGTCAAATAATTGGGGGAAAAGATTCTACTCAAACTGAACAGGAGAAAAATCTTTCTCAAAAATCTTATGCACAACCTGCCTCTCAACAACAGGTACAAGATCAAGTTCCACAAGATCAAGTTCCTGTAGATCAACAACAAGTTCAAGAACCATTACCAGCAGAACCATTTACTCCACCATCAGTTGAAAAAACTTTAGGAACTTTGACAATTGCTTTTGGTCGTTTTAATCCCCCAACAGTTGGTCATCTTCAATTGATGGATACTGCCTCGGCC